GCCTTCGTCACCTTGACGAAAACGGCAGGAATTTGTATAATTATATCTATATCTGTAGTCCAAATATGCGTCGTCAAGGAACTTACTTTACGAAAAAGAAAGTTACCCGTGCGAGTGCCTGTGGCACTCGCTTTTTGTTTTACTGAAAAAATAATTCTGCGCGCTTAAAACGACTAATACTTGATGTATTGCCCGATTACTCTTCTTGCAGACATATTTACCTGTATTATAGCATAATACTCTGTATTGTTTCAAGCCGGACAGCGTAAAATCGTGGGTCATTTTCTCCCAGCCATCACCTACAATATGCATAGAATAGGTGGTGAGTATTATATGGACACACAATTCGTGCGTGACCGAATAACCCAGCTGAGATTGAAAAAAGGCGTCTCCGAATATCAAATGAGTTATGATCTCGGACACAGCCGGAGCTATATTTATAACATATCCTCCGGCAAGTCACTGCCACCCATGGCGGAGTTCCTTCAAATCTGCGACTATTTTGATATCACACCAAGCCAATTCTTCGATGAATCCGAGGAAAATCCTGCGCTTCTGCAAACGGCCATCGAGGAGCTCCATAAATTAAATGACGATGACTTAATGCTCATCATTGGAAATATCCGCAGGTTGGCTCGCAATTAGGTCAATCGATGAAAGATGTTTTCGTATAGAATAAAACCACAAGGTATCGGTGCTTGCCCAATACCTTGCGGTTCTATGTTGCCCAACAGCGCTGATTTATATCGGGTGGTAAATGACCGTCCTCTCTACGCACCACGATAATTAGAAAGTGGTTGGTATCATATTATGATACCAACCACTTTGCTCAATTAAAGCGCAACTATCATCGCCCCATCAAGGGTGAACTGCGCCCGCTCGTTGAACCCAGGACGAGTTCATAGTGAACCCACCAGAACAGCTCACTCTATCGGAGATTTAAGTCAGAAGAAAAGAGTATATCACACTTCTTCATAAGCACGGAGAGTGATTGCAGGTAATGAAACTTTCATGTATAATGTTGGCAAGACTGTAACCCGTGAACAAATAACGGCTTGGTTGGATGCTGAGCATAGCCATCTATTCCAAAAAAAATAACCCAAAAGTGAAAGAGAGGCCAGGAACATTGTTCCGGCCTCTCTATTTTTGCATATTATGTTCCTGATTCCGCAAAGAAGTCGCTCAATGTGACCCCCAGTGCGGCGCAGATACGCTCGATTGTAGGAACCCCTAACTGACTTCCACGCATCTCAGCATTCTTCAAAGTTGAATAGGAAACATCGCATAACTGAGATAGCTTGAAAAGCGAGAGGTTACGCTCGTCGGCCAACTCCATCACTCTTGCTATTGTATCCATGTAATCCCCGCCTTTCTACATTCTTTCCTGCCATCAATTCTAAAGGAAATGTAGTCCAATATTCTGTACTTAAAGGACGCGCCCTACGATTTGGAATCTCGAGTCTGGCATGATCGTCTTGGGCGCGTATGCCTGATTATAGGACAGCATCACAGGCTGCATGTGCAGGCAACCATAGCTGTCAGTAAATGCGTCCCTTTGGTTCTCATCTGGCTCCTGCTCGCTGTAGACCTTCAAATAGCCATCGCCATCATAGACAAAGATGCCGACTTCACCAACGGCCAGAGTCTCGCATTCCTCTACCCAAACGATCTGACCGTCATGATAGACCGGCTCCATGCTGTCACCAGAAACCCGCACGCCAAAATCGGCACCTTTCGGAACAGACTTCTCAGGGAAACTAACCATCTCAAAGTTCCCTTCCTCAAGAAACTCACCCGTACCAGCAGATACCGCAAGGTTGCTCACAGGCATATCTATGTACTTGAGAATGCTGACCACCTTTGGCTGCGGCTTATATCTTCCTGAAGCAATCAGGTCATCCCTGTACTCTTTGACCTTTGCCAAACCGGTATCATTGAGCACCGGCGTATGACTACTGCAAAAATAAGAAACATCCACATCCAGATCGAGCGCATGGCAGACGGCCATCATCTGATAGGCGTTGGGCAGCGCGCTGCCCTTTGCCCACTTATTGATGCCGCTGGGGGACATTGTTACCCCATACTGCCGCAAAAGTGCGCTGAAGTCGACAAGGCTGAGTCCAGCTTTGCGTCGTGCTTCATCAATGCGAGCTCCGATAACATTTTCCTGACGCTCCGTTTCTGCATTATAGTTCGCGTGATTCGTTATCGGGAGAGAAAGAATTTTAGCTTTGCTCTTACTCATAATAGCGACCGCCTTTTCTGTTTATGGCTTCAGTATATAGCGGAAAACACTTACTGTCAATAGAAAATTGACTATTACTCTACAAATGCGACATTGACATAGACAAACATTCAAATTATTATGAAGGCACACGGACAAGATAAGAGGTGAAAAACACATGGATAGCGAGCGTGTTATTCTGCACAGTGACATGAACTCCTTCTACGCATCCGTTGAGATGATGCTCGATCCTGAGCTCAAAGGGAAGCCTGTTGCGGTGTGCGGTTCGACGGAAGAGCGTCATGGTATCGTCTTAGCCAAGTCGGACTTAGCCAAGAAAGCTGGAGTAAAAACAGGCATGGTAAATTGGGAAGCTCGGCAGCTTTGCCCAGGACTGATTGTTGTACCGCCTCAGTACGACCAGTACCTCAAGTATTCTAAGCTGGCTCGCCAAATCTACCACCGATATACGGATCTTGTTGAACCGTATGGCATGGATGAGTGCTGGCTTGATGTGACCGGCTCCAGTATTTGCGGAACAGGCATGGAGATCGCCGAGGCGATTCGGCAGACAACAAAGGATGAGCTTGGCCTGACGGTGAGCATCGGCGTGTCGTTCAACAAGATCTTTGCCAAACTCGGGTCGGACATGAAGAAGCCAGATGCAATCACCGAAATCAGGCAGGATAACTTCAAGGAAAAGATCTGGCCGCTCGATGCTGCCGAGCTACTCTATGTGGGAAGGTCCACAGAAAACAAACTGGCTCAATACGGGATCCGCACCATCGGTGATGTGGCAAAGACCTCTCCGGAAACGCTCCAACATATGCTGGGGATCAACGGCATCAAGCTCTGGAGGTATGCAAACGGAACGGATACTTCTCGTGTCATGCACAAGGACTTTGTCAGCCCCGTCAAGTCCATCGGACACGGGATCACCTGTACCGCTGACCTGCAAACGCCGGAAGAAGTCTTCCGAGTCATGCTGGAATTGAGCCAGGATGTTGGGCATCGACTCCGTGTCCACGAGTTGATGGCCTGTGGTGTGCAAGTCTCCGTCCGGGCAAATGACCTGTATGGTTCACAATACCAGTGTAAGCTCCCATTCAGGACGCAGCTCCCCAATGAGATCGCAGGGGCAGGCTTTCATCTGTTTATGGAACGATATCGGTGGGGCAAGCCAATTCGAGCCGTCACTATCCGTGGTATTGATTTGGTATCACAGAAAGAAGCAGAGCAGCTCTCCATGTTCGTGGATCATCAGAAGCGAGATCGCCGCATCCGTCTGGAGGACGCTGTTGAGGACATTCGAAAAAGGTTCGGCAAACGAGCCATTTCCTACGCCGTGCTTATGGATGACTTGAAGATCCCAGATGACGGTAGGCGGTTGGTGACCATGCCTGGACTTATGTATCAGTAACTACTGCCAACTGAAGGGAAGCGGCTGAACAAAATGAAAATGCAATTCCACAAAGCCGTGGTGAAGGTGCTGGTCATCGTAGCACCAGACCGCACCAAAACACCCGTCTCTCTGACTTTTGAAGATGGGAAGGAATATCCCATCGACCGTGTCTGCGGCAGGCGGAGAGCCGCAGCAACAAAAGTTGGTGGAACAGGTATCCGTTATACGATCATGATCGGAGGACGGCAAACCTATCTCTTCGAGGACGAAGATCAGTGGTTTGTCGAAGCAAAAAACCTCCATATATAGGAGATAAGCCATTGAAATATCTATCACGCAATGACCTTGAGACAATCGGCGGAAGAGTCATCGCAGCCTATAAAAAACTTCCGGCTATATCCGGTCAAGCCCCGGAACGAGTAGATATCGATTATCTCTGCCAAGAACTCCTGGGCCTTCGTGTCGATTATGCCCGGTTATCCCTGAACGGCGAGAAAATCGGCTTGACATCTTCTTGTGAGGTAGGCGTTGAGATATTTCCCGAAGATCCGAGCTGCGAAGAAGAGCAGTATTATATGCTCGATGGAAAAACTATTCTGATTGAAAGCGAACTCGTGAAAGAAGGCGCAAACATAGGCCGCAGAAACTATACTGTTTCCCATGAGAGTTGTCACCACATTCTGAAAATGCTGTTTCCGCATGACTATGGAGCCCAGGCAAAAGCACGCTCTGTCCACTGCTATTACCGGAGCAGCAGAGGGAATACCGATTGGGAGGAATGGCAAGTCGAAACATTGGCTGCCATGATCTTGCTTCCGCCAGAATGTGTGATTCGGAGCATGGAGCGATTCGGCCTTGGAACTCAGATGCGCTTACTTAACCGAGTATTCGCCTCTGCCGACTATAAGAAGTTTGAGGCAATGGCATCATTTATGGGGGCTTCCAAAACAGCATTGTCCATTCGGATGATGCAGCTCGGACTTCTGAAAAGGAATGATCTTTCCGACCCCTATAGGTTAGTTCGAGTCGAGATGGATGAGGAGGATCGTATGCTATGAAAACTAACCAATATGAGATCAGAGTCGTAAAGCGCTGTCCAAAATGCGACTGGCGCATCTTTGATAAAGTGACGCCCACCTCGGGCATCATTGAACTGAAGTGTCCCAACTGCCGAAAGGTTGTTGAGATCGACCTGAGTTATCGTACCCCAAGCCGCAGGAGAGCTGCCTATTACCGGGTACCCTGCCACACTTACACATAAGAATGACAACAGAATAAGAAAGCTGATTGCACCGAGCCACGGGTCCTTAGATCAGGAAGTCTATGAGACACCAAATTGCCGGGCATTGAGAGGATAAGGTTACTGCAAAGTGTACCTGCCTTCTTAATGCCCGGCTTTTTTGTGCTGTTGCCCCCTAATGGAGGTAACAATGCTGACCACTCTCTGGGAACCTTACATCGCTCAATATCCCTGATCTCCGATTTTTTGAAAACCCCACCAATTTCAAAAAATCAAAAGGAGATCAAAATCATGTCCGAAAAAGTATATGTCCTCAATGTTTACAATACCATGACCGGCCAATATGAACTTATCCAAGTGACCAAGGAAGTTTTTCAGACTTACAGACGAACGAAGTGGAATATCGAAGATAGCACGGAACGCTTTTTTAAGCATGAGACACAGATGAGTTCGCTGATCGGCGGCGAAAATGAGGGATACGAGCGGTTCCACGAGTTTATAGATTATGAAAATACGCCCGAAAATCAGGCCATTGAGGAGATGGTATTCCAGTCCCTGCGTAATGTCCTGGATCTGCTTCCTCCAAAAGACTACGAGCTGGTCTATGAACTTTACTTCAAAAACTGCACCGAAAGGGAATGTGCACAGAGGCTGGGGATGTCTCAGCAGGCCGTCCATGAGCGGAAGAAGCGCATTTTGAAAAAAATCAAAAATAATTTGGACGAGGAGGGTTGTTAAGATGCCTGTTTTCTCCCGTATACATGCGAGAAGAAAAATCTCTTCTTGTGAACGTTGAAAACTGAATATCCGGCGACTGATAACGTCAGTCAGCGGGCCCCCGACGAAGGGGAGCAGCGATGCGGCGGGTGCGCCAAGACCCACCTGTGCGGATAACACCGCATAAAAGACGGCCTACTAAGGTGGCCGAGCGATACCCACCCAGCCCAAAGCAGCTTTGGCAAGCTGTCTCGCAATGATACCGTTGACCTGTACTCACTGTCCAGCCACAGACTCAAGCAATGGGGGCAGCTCGGAGAGATCCTCGGAGGGGTGAGATTCCCGGAGGGTGGTGCCAGCCACTGGTCAGTTTAGCCGCCCACGATCCGGGAAGTAGTGTCGAATAGGATCATTAAGAAGCAAGAAAACAAATACGGCGGGAGCCGAGCCATACCAGGGAAAAGCAATATTCTTCCAACCAATGGACGGCTCCCGCCTTTTTGATGGTAGAAATGTGAGGACAAAACTTGTCCTTAGATTCCTATCATCTGCAATTTTGAAAAGTGCCAATAATTTCGGCATAATTATATTGAAAAGTTGCTCTTTGCAGTGTGTACTACATGGAGCAGCGAACCCGCCAAAGGCAGCAGACTATACTGTAACTGCTGCCTCTGCTCATTTCTATAAACACGAAATCAACTACGAGGAGGTAGCACCGTGCTGTCAAACAAGAACACCAAGAACGCCAATTTTCTCTTTATTGTTGATATGCTGAAGGATCTCCTTGCGCAGGAGTTGATCACAGAAAAGGAATATGCCAGGGCGAAAAAATACTATATGAAGCTTACCGGCGCGGATATCGTATTAGCCCACTGAAAATTGTGCATAAGGTCAATTCTGCGCTGTTCCAATTGTTTTGGTAGCTATTCAGAAGAGTTATCAGTATAATGTGGTTTGCCAAAAGTGGTTGGTATCATAATATGATACCAACCAAAAAACGAGAGAGGAGGACACCGAAATGCCTGAAGTACGGCTCATCACCCCTATCACAAGGCAGAGCACGAAGAAGATGCAGGTTGCAGCTTACTGCCGAGTGTCTTCCAACTCTGCCGATCAGCTCAACTCCTATGCCGCACAGATCCGAGCATACAAAAAATATATCGGAGCACGCGATGATTGGGAACTGGTGGACATCTTCGCCGATGAAGGGCTTACCGGAATGAAAAGTGAAACCCGTGATGAATTTCAGCGGATGATCCGCATGTGTGAGTTCAAGCACATTGACCTCATCATAACGAAGTCCATCTCTCGCTTCGCGCGAAACACAAAAGACGCTCTCGCCTATGTAAGAAAGCTCAAGTTGCTGGGTGTGGGCGTACAGTTTGAAAAGGAAGGCATCTCAACGCTCTCTATGGGTGACGAGATGCTTCTTAATACCTTCTCTGCTCTGGCGCAGGAGGAATCGCAGTCCATCTCTATGAACCAGCGTCTCTCAATCGTCAAACGCATGGAACTTGGCGAGTATGTGGACAGCAACGCCCCTTACGGATACCGGTTAGTCGATAAGATGTTGACCGTGTACGAGCCGGAAGCAGGCATTGTGCGGAATATCTTCGCTCTGTACTTGCAGGGCTTCTCCACAAGTGAGATTGCAAGAGAGCTGAACAAACTCAACATCCCTACCAAGGCCGGAAAGGAAATCTGGCGACCAAGTCGCGTGGCATATATTCTGAAGAACGAAAGGTACATCGGCGACAGCTTTTATCAAAAGACCTACCGAGAAACCACCGTTCCCTTCAACCAACACCCCAATCGTGGACAGGAAGATCGCTTCTACGCAAAGGGTACCCACCCCGGCATCGTCGAAAAGGATGTATTCGATGCCGCTCAGACCCTTATTGAAAAGCGCAAGGATGTCTTCGCCAAAGCAACAACACAAAATATCTATCCGCTTACGAGCCGCATTCAGTGTTCTGAGTGTGGCTCTTTCTATAGGCGAAGAATCGTGTCGGGGACTGTGAAGTGGGTATGCTCTCTTCACAAAGATGACAGCACGGCCTGCGATTCCAACTACTACAGCGAAGAAAGAATCTACGACGGCTTCATCTCCATGGTGAACAAACTGCGGTTCTCTGAAGATAACATTCTCGGACAGGTCATCAGCCGGCTGGAGATGACACTGGCAGCTATGAAGCGAAACAATCTGGCTGCGCGTGATTTAAGCAAGAGCATCGCTGAGTTGAATGCGAAACTGCTCATGCTTGAACAACTCCGCTCCAAGGGATACCTCGCCCCTGAAGTCTATCAGGCGCAAGCCAACGAGATCGGCGCAGAGCTGGCAAAACTTAAGGACGTCAGACAGGAGAAGTTCAATTCAAAAGCCGCCATCATGCTTGAGGAAGTCAAGAAACTAAAAATGCTCATCTTCGAACTGGAAGAACCCCTCGAAGCATTCGATGAGAAGCTCTTTCTGGAAATTGTGAAGTCCATCCAAATCAATAAAGAGGACGAAATGTCCGTGGAACTCCTTGGCGGGCTTCGATTCAGAGAACGCATATAGGAGGCACTCATGAAGAAGATACGGTACATCCCATACGGATACACGGTGCGAAATGGCAGAACGGTCATCTCAACTGAGGAAGCAGAGATTATCCGAGAGATTTTTAAGGCATATCTGGATGGTGCTTCCCTCAAAGCAATTGCGGAAGAACTGACCGGTCGCCAGATCCCATATACGCAAAAGACCACCACATGGGATAAAGCCCGTATCGCAAGAATCATCGACAACGCCAAATATATTGGGACTGAAGAATACGACCCCATCATAGATGAAGATATGTATGAAGCGGCAGTCAGCCTGAAAACGGCGCGGCAGCGCAATACCTGCGAAAAGGAAAACGATGCCATCGACCTGCTCCGTGACTTCGTTCGGTGCGACAACTGCGGTCAGCCAATGAAGCGTCGTGTCAGTATGAAGCATCGCATTCGAGAGAGCTGGAACTGCACTAACGATGACTGCGGCATCAGAGTCCGCATCAGCGATACCCAACTCCTCGAAACCATTACAGTCCTCATGAATCGGGTCATCCTCAATGACCATCTGCTCCAGCCGAAGCCCAGGAAACGGTATGAACCAGACGCGAAGGTCACTAAGGTAGGAAACGATATCGCCCTGGAGCTGGAGCGTGACGCTCCAAACGAGGAGTACATCATTGAAAAGACCATCGAGATGGCAGCGCTGATGTACGAGCAAAGCAATGCCAAGTTGAACCTCACAGTATCGCTCGCAAGGAAACTGGCACATGCGATGGCCACACAGGATGAATTTAATCGAGATTACTTCACCGCCCTCGCCTCATACATCACGCTCGGCGAACAAGGCAGAGTGGTGCTTCATACTAAGACAGAAACGGAGGTCACGCTGGACGATGGAAGTAACGAAAGTCCCTAAGAAAATCGTCACTGTCATAGAGCCAAAACGCTCCATGACAGTAGACAAAGAAAAATACAGGCAGAAGAAGGTTGCCGCATACTGCCGTGTCTCGACAGACAGCGAAGAGCAGCTCGTCTCCTACGCCAACCAAAAGAAGGTGTACACCGAGATGATCGCCAGCCGCAAAGACTGGTGCTTCGCAGGTCTGTTCGCTGATGAGGGTAAATCCGGCACAAGAGCCGACAAGCGGCCTGAGTTCAACAAAATGATCAACGACTGTCTGGCTGGAAAGATCGATTACATCATCACCAAATCCGTATCCCGCTTTGCGAGAAATACGGTGGACTGCCTTGACTATGTCCGAATGCTCAAGTCCAAAGGCATCGGTGTCTACTTTGAGGAGCAGCAGATCGATACACTCAAGACAGACAGCGAACTGTATCTGGTCATCTATGCGGGCTTCGCACAGTCTGAATCCGAGAGCATCAGCAAAAATATCACATGGAGCGTCCGCAAGAAGTTCGAGGAAGGAACCCCAGTGTTTATGTACAAGCGGTTTCTTGGCTATAGAAAGGGCGCTGACGGTGAGCCGGAGATCGTACCGAGCGAAGCGGTCATCGTGGAACGCATCTTCAACCTCTATCTGGCTGGGGAAACCGTGGATAAAATCTCCAAGATGATGCAGGCTGAGAACTATGATGTCCCCGGCAAAGCCATCAGCTTTAGCAAGGGCATGATCATGAATATGCTCTCCAACGAGCGATACTGCGGAGATGTGATTCTGCAAAAATCCGTCACCGTTGACTGCATCGAAAAGAAGCGGAAGAAGAACACCGGAGAAGCTCCAATGTACTATGTTCAGAATAACCATCCAGCCATCATCGACAGAGTGACCTTCAACAAGGTTCAGGAAGAACTGGCTAGGCGAAAAACAAAAACGCCAGGATCTGCAAAGAGCTCCATCACATCCACCGGAAAGTATTCCCGCTACGCCCTGACCGATGTGCTCATCTGTGGCAACTGCGGTACCTGTTACCGCCGCGTGACATGGTCAAGAAATGGTACCAAGCGCATCGTGTGGCGCTGCATCAGCCGACTGGACTACGGCAAGAAATACTGCAGCGATTCCCCCACCATTATGGAGGACAAGCTACAGGAGGCCATCGTTCGAGCGGTCAACAAGTTTAACGAGCAAGATAACGCCACCTATAAGGCACTCATGAGAGCGACCATCAGCGAAGCCCTCGGCCTTAATGGAGATCCGGAAGAAGTAGATATGTTGGAGCGAAAGATCGAAGCCTTAAACAATAAGATGCTGGCCCTTGTCAATGAGAGTGTCAGTTCTGGCGATGGTATCGAGGCCCACGAAAGCGAGTTCATGACACTGTCGCAGGAAACAGAACTCCTTAAGCAGCGTATAGCAGCCATTCAGGAAAGCACCGCCAAGGATAACGGTGAGCAGAACCGTCTCGAGCAGATTCAAGCTATCATCTCAGAAAGAGAAAGCAAATGCATGGAGTACGACGACTCCATCGTCCGTCAGATGGTAGAATGCATCAAGGTCTATCCTGGCGGCAAGTTGGAAATCATCTTCGGTGGCGGATACCTTGTCGAAGAATCCGTCTAAGCGTAGGAGTTTGAGGGAGCATCCCTCTTTCTCTTTCTTTATTTCATCGTGGATGTTCTTCTGAATCGCATCGAGAAGGGCGACCTTTTGCTCTGTTGAACACTCCAATCTTGAGATGTAATTATAAATCAACTGTGCATGGACAGTTGCAACACGCTTGGAAAGATCTTCCTGACCTTCCGTTGAGCACGGCAAATGAATGATTACTTCCATAGAATCCCCCCAATCAGGCATAAGGCCGGATGCATATCGGTAAGGTAGTCAGCACACAATGAAGTATGGGATAATCGCAGACGCGCCGCCTTTTAATGTCTTTATTTATTGACAATTATAGATGTATCGTCTATAATAACAAGCACAAAGATGATGTGGAGGTGGTGTGCAGAATGGGACGAAAGAGTGTTGCTGTGCTGCCGCAGACGCAGGCGATTTTAGAACAGCTGGGAGAACAGATCAAACTTGCCAGATTACGGCGGCATCTGTCTGCCGAATTGGTCGCGGAAAGAGCCGGTGTGAGCCGAGCCACAGTGTGGAATGTTGAAAAGGGAAACCCCTCTGTCGCGATTGGGATCTATGCCGCAGTTCTGCACGCGCTGAACAATATGGATAAAGACCTTCTGCTCGTTGCAAAGGATGATGAGCTGGGGCGTAAACTCCAAGACCTTGAACTTACCACGCGCAAGAGAGCACCACGAAACGGAGGTGATTGACCGTGGCATCAAACCAAAAAACAATTTATGTCTATGAGAGCTTCCAATCTACAGAGCCAAACTTCCTGGGGACGCTCTTCGTGGAGAATGTCCGTGGCCGGGAGAGCTGCTCCTTTGAGTATGATGCTGACTGGTTAAAAAGCAGCGCAAACTACATGTATCTCGACCCGGATCTTCAGCTGTATGCCGGTCGGCAGTATCCCACCGGTGCAAAAAATGTGTTCGGCCTTTTCGCTGACTCTTCCCCCGACCGCTGGGGCCGCTTGCTGATGACGCGCAGAGAAAGAATCCTGGCGGAGCAGGAAGACCGAAAGCCTCGAAAGCTCTTAGACAGCGACTTCCTGCTGGGCGTCTATGACGAGACGCGGATGGGCGCGATCCGCTTTAAGCTGGACAAAGACGGGCCGTTCCTTTCGGATGATTCGGAAACCCCAACACCTCCCTGGACCAGCCTGCGAACGCTGGAGGAGGCTTCCCGCCAATTCGAAAACGATGAGTCCGGTCTCGAACAGAAATGGATCAATCAGCTCATCAAGCCCGGTTCCTCGCTGGGTGGCGCTCGTCCGAAGGCCACCGTTCTGGACACAAGCGGAAATCTGTGGATCGCCAAGTTTCCGTCCAAGCACGATGATGTTAACGTGGGCGCATGGGAAAAGGTCACCCATGACCTTGCAAGACTTTGCGGCTTGGATGTTCCCGAGTCCATGCTGATCGACTTCTCCAAATACGGAAGCACCTTCCTTGTACGAAGGTTTGACCGGAATGGTGCTGCGCGGATTCATTTCGCATCCGCCATGACAATGCTCGGAAAAACGGATGGGGCATCGGCAGCGGACGGCTCCAGTTATCTTGAACTGGTGTCCTTTATCAAGGCCAACGGCGCTGCTCCCAAGAGAGATTTGACAGAGCTATGGAAGCGGATCGTGTTCAATATGGCTGTTTCCAATACGGATGACCACATGAGAAATCACGGCTTTATCCTCAAGGCGGATGGCTGGCATCTCTCACCCTTGTACGATGTAAACCCCGTCCCGGAGGGTGACGAGCTGTCCCTCTGTGTAAACGAGGACGATGCGACGATCTCCCTCGACCTTGCGCTGGAGATCGCACCGCATTGTGGAATCAATCCCAAGGACGCAACAGCTATGGCAACGGATGTCCTGAAAACCGTCCGAGAAAACTGGAACCGCCTGGCAACAGAATGTGGATTAAGCCGGAGCGCACAGGAATATATGCGGCCGGCCTTCTCGCTGGCTCTTGAATAACACAGCTTGATTCACCATCAGATCTCCCTTCGAGCAAGGGGGATCTTTTTTTGCCAGTCACAAGCCAAAGAGCATTCCGCGTGTGCTATTCCTCAAGGACAGGATCGTCTGCAAGGGGTTCTTCGTTTTCCTCTACAAAGTCATCTTCCGCAGCAACCTTCCCAGAATGCAGCTTCGTCATTCGTAAGGTGTATTTGCATTTTCGGTTATAGGCGACGAGCATTGCTTCGGCGTAGCAAAGAGACCCTGCTCCACGCTCTTTAGCGATACGAGACAACTGCCGAACAGACATGAAGCCAACCCTCTCCTTAAAAGTTTCGTCACGAAGCTGGTCACCAAATGCTACGACCATTCTCGCAACACCAGCTAATACATTTGCCCCCAGAGAGTCGATATCCCCCTCCCATGTACCAACGCAGAGCCGCAAAGTTCGGTCAAGCACATGGTAACCATATTTGGTGTAGATCCGCTCCAGCGTGGCAACCGCACAGATCACACCATATGCTTTAGTCGGCCCGATAGAAAGAGAATAGGATTCAACGAGCCGCTTAATAACAAGCTGCTGCTCATTTCCTGCTTCGATATTAGCCATGAATATCTCATAAGGCTTCAACGGGCGCACATGCTTCATCTGATTTGCAAAAATGTCTGCTTCGTTCTTGTAATCTAAGCTGTCATAAATCATGCACCAAACAGGAGTCTCCCGCGAACCGGATACAGTAGCAACGATCTCTATGGTGTGCTGACCATTAAAGACATAGTTGACACCATCACGGCGGCTCACCTTTACCGGGTTGATTTGGTTCAGGTCGAAATCCTCGATGGCTTTTTCAACCTGAGCCTGAGACAATGGCCGCTGGTATTCCTGATTAGATACGAGATTTTTGATCGGGATCTGCTCGAAGTGGACATTCGGAACAAATCTGCTGAAGTCTTGCATTAGTCTACCTCCCTGATATCTGAGAGCATCTCGGACACCTTCTCCTGTAGTGATAGCAGTGCTTCCTCGAGTCTGCTTTTTGCGCCCGTGGATGCAGCATTCATGTCCGCATTGTTTCTGGCTCTTTCAATGGAACTGACCCACGACGGAACTGTAAGAGTCAAACCGGCGATTTCAGCATCTGGATCGTGCATAGGTGTAATTTTGATAAGTGGTAAAGTCTCCTGCATAGGTTCGACTGGCTCCTCGTCTGTATCAGCAAATTCTTTTCGCGTATCACTATAACTGGTGAAGGGGTGTTGCAGGTCCTCAGGTTTTGACCCAATTCGCCTGATCTCTTCCGGCGGCATTTTCGAAAGGGCCACAAGGTTCTCGTGAGATATTTTGAAAGTGCCAGAAAGCACTTTGCCAGGAAGTTCGGGGTCTGCCTGTCCAACAACGTCTAATGCCTTACTGAAGATCGCATACTTCTGCACAGATCCAGTAGATACATTGTATTGAGCGCTGAACTTCTGGGCTGTGCGCCGAAAAGTATCGCCTCGCTCACCCTTGTTTCTCCGCTTATACTGGTTGAACCCATTGATGTTGGGCGGATGCTTACGCGCTACTTTCTCAAGTTCATACTGCTTTCCAATGAGATATCGTCTGGTTTCCTCCGTGATATTTCGGCGGCCGAGCTGATTGCTGCAGATCCAGACAATCGCTTGCTCTCGGTTCTCAAATGGCATCTCTCGTATAGCATAGGGAATGTGAAGTCGATTGCATATCTCGTAACGGTTATGACCATCAACAATGATGTTATTCCATGTGATGATCGGCTCTCTGCAACCGTCTACTGCAAGATTTACTTCGAGTTGAAGATACTCATCTTTCCGTAAAGGTCGAATGAGCGTCTTAAATTCCGGGTCGATCTCCAACACCGCAAATCCTTTATCCATCGCTGGGAGGTCTCCTCTCATTTTTCTTTAAGGTTTTCATGGAGAAATAGGCTACTCTGTTTGCAACATCCACCTCTCCGCTCATACGATAACTGTATTGGAAGTCGAGAGTACCGATCATGTTGACCAAAGCACACAGGAGTGTATTACTGTAGAACTCAATAGAATAATGGCGTGATGTTTGAACCAACTTCACTCGGTTGGAGGTGCCACCAGCGAGGGGCCGATCTGAGCCAAGTACAGCAATGAACATTTCTTCTGGATTGACCAGAAATTGAACATATTGCGGATTCCCCATTTTGTTCAGGGTGGACTTATGTATGCGAAAGCGATTCCACTTTAAGTCAATGGTCATGATCGCGCTGTTATCCGTACTACCCATTTACACTCCCCTCCTGCACAGGTACCTCTGGTTGATATGCGGTATGGACTGATGTGACATTTTCCACGGATGCCGTGGAGGATACAGAGCTATCCTTGATTCCATAAATCGCGTATCCGTCAAAGATATTGATCTGCAGAGATTTCTGGTGTTCACGATAGGGCAAACCGAACTGATCCTTCCAACCGGCTGGGAATACAGGTGTACGCGCAGTCTTGGGCTTGCCTCCGTCTTTTGCAATACGCTGATAAATCTCGGAGGCGTTCAAGTCGAATACAATCAGATACTCATCATTAGCATGGATGACCTTGCCAATCAGCTTGTACCTGTAATCAATATTCCAGTCCATCAGCTCAAAGAGCTTTGCAAAGAAGAACTTACCCGTCACCTGACGGGGCCTCCTCTTCCCACCAGATGTGTTGCACCACGCGAATGCGTCTCGCTCTGACTCGGCGCAAGGGCGTAGCGCAAGAATGTGCGACTCTCGATTGATCAAGAGTTGGACACAGTCTGCATGGGGAAACTTGTTCAAGCAAGCAGTATTGACATAAACTTTGTAATTGTTGAAGGTGATAGACGGCTCGAAAGTATGAGCGAAGAACTCCCTACGAACCACCTGATACCCATCAAAATCGAAGTCGTCACTAAGTTCGATCACATCGCCTGGTGCCGATGCGTCGATTGTCATTGGCGTGTCCGCATCCTCCTTAAAGGTAATGGTAGTTTCATCATCGACATTGCCGAATTGAGTCTTCTGCAGCATCGGTGAGATGAAAGAAACCTGATTCTCTACTTCCATTCTGCTCTCCTTTCATTCGTCTCTGACAAGATCCAGCGCATCTCCAATCTGGCGTAGGCTCATGCTGAGATAGCGACAAAGCCGTCTGAGTTGTTCCGCGTTATACTCTGCCATGATTTCATCCTGCTCGGCTTCGGACAAATCAGAAAAGCATCGGTTGACATGTATACCATCACGAATCACACGGTAGTACACCCCATCAAGATTCCGAAAGATTGGGATATCGTTTTTTTCAGGCATTAAAATCCACCTCTTCCATCTGCTTTATGGGGGCTAATTGCTCGGCTATGAATCGCTGCATTTCATCAAACTGGGTGACTCGAAGTTTCTCACCGGTTTCAAAGAGTTGGCCTTCCAGCCAAAGCTTCCATGCATCTTCACTTTGTAATTCCGGTGAAGATGAGGTAAGTCTGTGAGAATAAAAGTCACTACCAAACCTGTCTGCCAGTTTCTTAGGAACTGCCCGAATACGCTTTCCTGATATGGAGAGAGGAGAAAGCTCACCGTCGCCGCTGATGGGAGAATCTGTCCCCGTCATGAGATAGGACTGGATAAAAATCTCAGGCTCACTCAAATCAAATATGAACACCGAATCTCCTTCGTTTTGGAGGAGTCTACCATAGGCCCTGAACTTAAAATCGGTTTCCCAATCGAGAAGTTCGAATAGGGTTCCACCAAATGCGGTACACGGTATCTCTTTGGCGTAGTATTTTCCATCGTCGGGCCTTGACCACTGTACGCACTGGCGAGAATCCTTAGAGGCGCGACGAACAGCGAGCTTCCGCAATCCCGGATGGATCAGCAGTTCAACTTTGTTGTCCTTCCCGAACTGCCTGACGCAATCTGTGCTGAACTTGATTTGTTTGCTCTGAAATAAGACATACGGTCTTTTGTTCGCATCAAAGAGAGATGAATTCGTAACTTCAAATCCGCGCAAATCGAAATCTCCAGCTGCCACCTCGAACGTAGCGTCAACCTCTGCAGGCTGGCCGTAATATGTATCGTCCGTGTAGACACTCATAGAAGCCTGTAAATAATCGGCCGCCTTGAAACCTGCCCACTTGGGGCTAATCGTGACAAATCCTTTTAGAACGCCAGATTCAATCACCCGAAGCTCCGGCAGAATAGACTTTCCACCGTATTTCGCATTATTGATCATGTGCTGGACGGCTATATAATCGTCCCGCGACACGATTGCCTCGTGTTCTCCTTTATACAGGCTCTGCTGCCGTTCTCCTCTGTTTTTCTTGGACTTATGACTGATCACATCAGGCGTGAATGTCTTTCTTGTGAGAACATCACCACAATGCCGCTCATTCCTCAAGACCTGAATAACGGTGCCGGAAGTCCACTTGGAATTACCAAGGAATGTCCTCTTACCAAGTGCCTCGAGGGTTTTTGCAATATGCGATGAAGAATATCCGGACAGATACATGTAGAATATGAGCTTCACGGTCGGAGCCTCGTCCGGATTGATCACCAGCTTGCCGTCAGTATCATGAGAATAGCCCAACAGCTTGGGTGTCAGAGGAAGTCCTCCATTCAACCGCTGAGCAAGCGAAACTTCCATACTGCGGCTTCGAATGCGGGACTCGTTTTCCGCAATGGAAGCCAAAAAAGACAGCGGCATGTTTGTATCCTCGTTCAACGAGAAGATGCATTCACTCTCGAAGAAAACGCCCACTGGATTGCGGAGCTCCGCAAGATTACGCACCATAGTAATACAGTCGACGGTATTTCTGGCAAGACGCGAGACTGATTTGGTGATGATCAAGTCGATTTTTCCGGCTCTGCTGTCAGCGAGCATTTGGTTTAGCTCAACGCGGTGTTTTGTCGAAGTGCCCGAGATTCCTTTATCGGCGTAGATCTTTACAAGCTTCCAATTGGGATGCTTCAAGACGAACTCTTCATAATAGTTCTTCTGAAGTTCATAGGAAGTTTCCTGACCGAGATTATCAGTTGAAACTCGGACGTAGACCGCAACACGCTGATGAATATCGGCATCGTAGAAATCGACCTGCTTCTTTGCCGGATAGATGACATCTGGCTCTCTCCGATTCGAGTATCGCTTATGTACTTTCTCGCGTTCTGCTTGATCAGCGGCTTTCTTGGCTGATTTACTCATGGAGCGCACCTCTCATATCCAGCTCGTCATCAGGCAGGATCTTCCAGTCAGGGGTTGGGAGAAAACAAGGCTCTCGAAGATCGTCGCGATAATACGATGCCAAAGTGTATAGATCTTCTGATATGAAGTAGATGCCAACAGGAGGCTTGCGAGCAGCGAGCATTCTTGCGCAAATCGCCATTTCTTGAGCATCTCTGGACACATTGCTGACCTTCTGTGTGATTATGAGGTCGACTTTCCCCGCATCGCAGTCAGACAGGAGTTCAGACCATGCTGTAGAGTTCTCCATATACGGAGCGGTCGATCCATTGTCAATATAGAAACCTACAAACTCCCACATAGGATACTGAGCCAGCGTAGCACGAAAAACCTCTTTGTTGCGTTCGAGATATTCCTCGTCTCTATATTTCGTCTGGTTGAAAAAGCGGATGTACACTGCAACCTTGAACGGGATCTTGGGGTTCGGTACTTCGTGGCGGATAGTTTTCAACCACTGCCTGTGTTGTGCCACAAGGGGTGATACCATGTTTTCTCCCAGGCACAGGTCAAAGGAGGGATACTCAGTCTCTTCGAGTCCTTGTTCAGTACCTAAAGGCAGCAGTTTCGTGTTTTCCATGTTTTCCTCCGGCATTTGGGTAAGCCCTTTTGGGTGAATTATAGGGAAAATGCTTAAAAATAAGAAGATACCATAGGTCAGCATCTTGACCTATGGTATGGAAATGACAAAAAAATTATCGGATTGGTCACCCAATCCGATAATTAATCATTATTCTGCTTCTTATGCATGGAGGCTTTGACCTCTCGGACAATCTTTAAGATGGTTTCCATCTGACTGGCCGAGCAGTCTTCAAGGAGCTCCGCAAACTCACCTTGATAGATTGCTTTGACCTCCGGTACATCTGGGCGGAGCAAATAGTCTGCAGATACCTGAAGGGCTTCCGCCACTTTGACGAAAGTCTCAAGTTGCATCCCCGTTTTTCCTCGTTCGATGTTGCTAATCAGCGGCAGTGAAACAGAAGCTTCGACTGCCAAATCCGCTTGGCTCATGCCTCTGCTGATTCGAACAGCTTTGATGCGTGAGCCGACCAGCTTCAGATCTTGTTGTTCATACATGACCAGCTCACCTCCCCTTCGCCGGATATAAGCTAACGACTATAATTTAAGTTAGTATATAATATGCGAAGGTCAAGTTTATATAATCGTACCGCTATAAAATAACGGTTCAAATATAATTGAGTTGCCAAAATTTTTAAGGAGGTTTCTCTATGCAACTCAATTACTATGTCCTTGGTCAAAGAATCCAAAAAATCAGGAAGAACAAGCGTATCTCCCAAGCGGTGCTGTCCACCATGATCGACAAGTCCGCTGGATACATCAGCTATCTCGAGTGCGGTACAAAGGTTATGAGTCTCGAAACTTTTGTTGGCATCGCCAATGCGCTGGAGGTGTCGACTGATACGCTCCTGAACAGGCAGCTCACGGGTGCGACTGAGATGTCTAATGCCGAGGCGCAGAAAATCTTCGCCAACTGCACCCCGTATGAAACCTATGTCCTGTTGGATGTACTGAAAACAACCAAGAACGCTCTACGCTCGCACCACCATCTCCTCAAGGATGAGTGGTAATCATTTTATCAACTGAATATCAAATAGCAACAGACCACAGGTTAAGAGATTGACCTGTGGTCTGTTGCGTGCAAAAAACGATTATGTTTTCGCCCAAAACGATTATGATTTGGGCTTTTGCGAGATTTTCCATTCTATTGATGCTATAATCCGGTCAAGCCAGAAAGGATGAGGATGTATGATCTATTACACCGGCGATATTCACGGCAGTGCGAAAGGAATCGTTGCTTTTGCCCAACACTATGAGCTCACAGAATCGGACATCATCGTCATCCTTGGCGATGTCGGAGCGAACTATTACGGCAACAGGCGAGATCGGTATTGCAAAGATGCGCTTGCCAAAATAAAGCCAACCGTCTTCTGTGTTCACGGAAACCATGAACGGCGTCCAGACACTCTCGCGGGCTATAAGCAGAAAGAATGGAATGGTGGCCTTGTGTGGTACGAGGATGAGTATCCGAACTTACTCTTCGCCAGGGACGGAGACGTCTTCACTATGGAAGGGACTCGGCATCTGGTCATCGGCGGCGCTTATAGCGTAGACAAATACTACCGACTGGAAAACAATCTGCTGTGGTTTGCAGATGAGCAGCCCTCGGCAGAAATCAAGACATATGTGGAAGATCAAATCACGAAAAGCAGAATTGACATTGTTCTCTCTCATACCTGCCCCCATAAGTACGAACCGCGAGATGCGTTTTTACCCATAATCGATCAGAATACGGTTGATGACAGCACAGAGCGATGGCTCGATGGAATAGAAGAAAAAGTAGATTACAAGGCATGGCTTTGCGGACACTGGCACATAGAGAAGCAAATTGACAAGCTTCGCTTCCTGTTCCACGATGTTGTGTCACTGGAAATGATAAAGCGAGGTTTCAAATGAGTCGTTTCAAGAGCAATCTCTACACTGTTGAGCGCCGAGTATGGAGAAGCCACAAGCTGTGCTGGATTCAGAACGATGACTTCACTCTCTTTTCAGGACATCACAAAACGAAAATCAAAGAGGAAGATCTCCCAGAATGGTATGTCTTTGGCAGATACTATAAGCTGTGGGGCTTCCTCTCCACAAAAGGTATTACCGACTTGCAGTACATCCCGAACCTGTGGATCAACCACTTCCTGAAAGATGACTGTCTCCTGATCTCCTATAGCGGTAAAATCGAGGAACATCCAGACAGCATCGGTTTTGAAAAATACAGCGGCGTTGATGAGCGAGTGTGGGGCAACGAGATCCTCCATGTGTTGAAAGGCGCAAGGATGTTCTCGCAATATGATATCGCCCCTATCATAGAGCAGATCCGCGAGAAGCAGCGCATTCTCATTGAGAACTACCCGGACGAGTTCGGACCCCACAAGTGGAGTTTTGATCTCGACAAATGGATGGCAGAAGAGTACCACTCAGGCCGCCCGACCTATTACAGCAAAGCCATCACAGAAAAGAGAGAAGCAGAACTGCGAGAACTATATGACAAAAGAGGACAGACAAATGGATGAATGCCAACACGCAATGGCGGAACTCCGCAATATAGTCGAGGGGATCAGCAAGCTGCGAGACACAGCATACGCGCACTACTCTTTATTGGTCGAGCAGGTGCTGAAGGATCACATCACCGACGAGCAGCAGTTAGAACAAATCATGGATGGCCTCTGCGATTTCTGCAATGAGATCCGCTTCATCGATCTTTATCGAAGCCTTTGCCGACACATCTATTACCAATATCCGCAGCTCGTGGGAGAGCATGTGGCTCTTTTCCGTGCGCTGTTTGAGGGACCCGATGAGAAATGATTTGAGAGAAGAGATATGGAGGTAACCTCCGGCGAAGGAGGCGCATACAAGTTCGCCTGCTACCGGCATCCGTAGTCTTCTCTTTTCGGCCTAAAGAAAAACACACAGGGGGCGTCAAATGCAATCGAATAAAGAATCGAACCAAAAGCTGATTGAGCGATTTCCGTTTCTTATGCCTCGTAACCGTTGGACGGGAAAAGTTCCAGAAGATTACGACTATTCCTATACGGAATTGGATTCCATGCCTGACGGCTGGCGAAAGGCTTTTGGGGAGCAAATGTGTGAAGATATCCGTGAGGAATTGGTACGTGCCGAATATCTCGACCAATACCGCATTACCCAGATCAAGGAGAAATATGGAACGCTCTGTTGGTATGACTTTGGCTGTACAGAGCGGATGCTTCGTGACATCATCCCCAAATATGAGCGCCTATCTGCGAGAACTTGCATCAGATGTGGGAACCCTGCAACAAAGGCTTCTACTGGCTGGATCAGTCCCTACTGTGACACTTGTGCTGGCAAAATCAGTCATGCCGAGAGATTTATTCCTATTGAGGAATGGCTCAGTGGAAGCGGAGATGAGGTTGCATCAGAAAGGATTGTGAATGAAAAAGATACCCACTCTCTTTGAACGAGAATTTGAAAGCCATCGAATTGTCAGAATACTGCCAAATATCAGCCCTGACCTTGCTTGGGTCATGGCCGGCGACGGCGTAGCTACCATCAAATGGGACGGCGCCTGCTGTGCGGTCATCAATGGTGTTTTCTACAAAAGATACGATGCAAAACATGGAAAGCCCATTCCATCTAACGCAATCAAGTGTCAGGAGAACGCAGACCCTGTCACTGGCCACCTACCTTGTTGGGTACCTTGTGACCGAACTGCAACCGGCGACAAATGGTTCTGGGATGCGTATGACAGAATGGGAATCGTACCGGATGGAACATATGAGGCCATCGGCCCACATTTCAGAGCAAACCCATACAACCTCGATGCCGATGTACTCAAGCCCCATGGGAAAGACATTGTTGAACTGGATCGGAGCTTTGAAGGCATCCGCACTTATCTGGAAACCCATGTGATTGAGGGAATCGTCTTCTGGAAAGATGGACACCCTCGGTGCAAGATCAAACGCAAGGATTTCGGGTTCCCGTGGGGAAGATGATTACTTAAATTGGAAGACTCCATTAGAGGTACGGCAAAGCACTTGGCGATAGGAGGCGCACCACATGAGTAAATGGCTCGGCTACACAGTAGAGCTATTCTTCAATGGTCAATGGTTCAACATCGATCAGTGGCATCGACACGCAAATGGAGAACTCAGACACCGCTATCTGTATACTGCGCCCGAACGAGATATCTTCTCCAGCGCACATGATGAGCTGGCTCTTAGTAAAGAGAGAATCTGCTTTTCTGACCTGGCAGCAGAAACTCAGGATATCATCTGCGCAGAAAATCCAGCATTTGAACGCAGTACATTCGACTCATGGGATTTTTTCATTTGGGGCAACCTCTCTGACTTGGAGATGCTACTTCAAAAGCCTGTTGAGAATGAAAACGATGGATACATTTCAAAGGATTTACTCAAAGGGCTGCTTGTCAGGATTCACGACCAAATCCAGATTTTTCGACAGACCATCCCGTACTTCGTGACTGATAGGTCATCGAAAATGCCAATCAGGATCATTATCTGTGAATTGTGATTTTTTGATAGCTATTCGCTCTGAAATATGGTAATTGTTCGTGTTACAGAAAAGGAGGTGGAACACCATGATTTATGTAATGTCCGATATTCATGGACAAAAACGACGCTTTGATTCCGTCATGAAGCAAATCAACCTACAGCCCGAGGACACCCTCTATGTCCTTGGAGATGTGATAGACAGAAACCCGGATGGCATCAAAATCCTTCGTCAGATCATGGCGATGTCAAATGCCAAAATGCTTCTGGGTAACCACGAATTAATGATGATGAATGCTCTCTACTACCCACCCCCAGAGGATGAGGAGTGGCCTGAATACTACTATGAGCGTAAGCAGTCTCTGTGGTATAGAAATGGAGGCGAGATAACACATAATTATCTGAAGCACATAAAGAAAACCGTTCGTCAGGAGATATTCGAGTATTTGGAGAAGCTGCCTGTAAACATGGAAATCACGGTGAATGGCAGGCAATTCATTCTGACCCACGCAGCGCCTGCCGAGCTGTATGAGACCTACGGTCGTAAATATGAGTGTGAGCGAGACTTTGCCGTCTGGATGCGATTTGACAGTTTCCCTGTTCTGGAGGACTGTACAGTCATCTTCGGACACACGCCAACTATCCGTTTCCAGTATGATAACCCAATGGCAATATGGGATGCAAAGAGCTGGATCGGAATCGACTGCGGCTGTATGCTCCCTGAAAAGGGTGACCCTTGGTCAGGAGCACTTGGAAGACTGTCGTGTCTCCGATTGGATGATATGCAGGTCTTTTACTCCGAGGAACCACAATACGACAATCTTAAAGAATCGGAGGAACAGCATGATGGATGATGGCAAAGTAACGATTACCATTGAAATCGATGCGGAACTGCTGACACAGGTAACCGAGGTGCTAAAGCATTATGGCCTCACGCCGGAAGAAGCCGCGGTGCAGTTCTTCGAATACTGTGCCGACCCAAAGACACAGGATCATGCGATTAAACTCCTCAAAATGTGGAAAGAGGAACAGGAAGGTCAAGAGAGGAATAGCGCCAATGCTAAGTAAAGAAGGTTTCTGCAAAGCGCTCCGAATGGTCAAAGATCAAGAGTCCATTGATGAGCAGTTCAGCAAAGCACTCAACCTGGTTGGCGATGGCCACTTTGTATTCGGTGCCGAAAACAAGTATCTTCTTGCACTTAGAGATGTTTTGAAAGAAGCGGTCAATGACCAATACGACTACATCGATTGGTGGCTGTATGAAGCGACCGATGACTATACGGTATGGGAAGCAGATTGCACCATGAAGTATTGTCTCAAAGAGCCCGAAGCTCTGTATGATTACATAACCGGTACGCTGAAGCCTGTCCCTGTATCTTCGGGAGAAAGCACATCGCAGCAGGAATAAGGGGATGTCAAAATGAAAAGACTGCCGCCACTATCCGAAATGGAACGCATCGAGCAAACCCTGCTCGTCGAAAAACTGGATGAAATCCTGGAACGTATTGACAACGAGGACATCGGATTCGTAATAACAGAAAACGGTCTGCCGGATATGGTCCTAATACCATTCCGCTGGTTTGCCGAGAGCTTTCCGGATGAAGTGCCTGACGACCTAAGAAGCACCGATTACAAATCCGGATAGATTCCACCACTGAGGAGCCGAGAAAAGATGGATGAGAAGTTTAACAGAATACCCATCAGCGTCATCCATCTTGACAAGGATGGCACAGTCATAGATGTGAAAGATTACAACCTCGATAAAGTCGAACCTGATTTGTGGGCAATCAAAGGGCTGGCTGCATCACTGCTCCCTGTCATTCGAGAGTTCTATACGCACGAAGAAAATGTTCAAGCATTTGAGGCATGGCTGAAAGAGCGGGAAAATAATCCTCAAAAACACAGCAAGCGGAAATAAGCGCAAAGACGGAAATCTGAGATGAGAGGCTGTATCTATTTCGGTCACTCTTAAAAATACCCAATTCTCCGCTATCATGGGAAATTGAAAGCAAAAAAATATGGCTGAAACAGCTCAAAGCCGCTCCAGCTCTCGATTTTTCCTATTTTCAGCGTGTATCTAAATTGGTCACGCATGACAGAAAGTCCTGATTTCTTGCGAAATCAGGACTTTTTCCGTACTTTTGCGCCCAATAACTTACTTGCCGTTTTTTCTGACCCAAACGCTGACCCCAACGGGAGCTAAAGTGCTCCCCAAGTCAAGGACATTTTCATTTGACCCATAGCGGCAGCATACCGGCGGGGTACTCACCTGTGGT